GGGTATTGTAACCCATATTAGAAAATTAGAGATATCTAATATTATAAGAGTCAAAAGAACAAAAAACGGATACAAAACTCGAAACTACTACAAAATAAATATGCCTTATCGTAGTGAAAAATCTTCACTCAATACTAATATATACAATAAAAGAAAAAATAAGAACTTTATGCATGGATAATTATGTCTAATAAACTCAGATACTATCAAATTAAAGATAAATGTTACCCTTCGGTAACGACTATATTGAGCGCCAAACCAAACTATGCGCTTGAAAAATGGAAGGAAAAGTTAGGTGAAGAGAAAGCTAGAGAAGAGGCTGAACGATCTGCAAAGCGTGGTACTAATGTTCACAAGATGATAGAGATGCATTTACTAGGTGGTAGAGTCTTAGCTGATGTTATGTGGAGTGCTGGAGTAAGCGCCAACGACTACGAACTATTCAAACAGATAAAAAAAAATGTCAATCAAATCCAAAACGTAAGAGCAATAGAAGACTTCTTATACAGTGATAAAATAAAATTAGCTGGCACAGTAGACTGTGTTGGATCATTAGAAGGCAAGATATCTGTTATAGATTTTAAAACCAGCAACAAAATGAAACAAAAGCCTATTGAAAACCATCTAATTCAATGCACTGCTTACGCTTTGATGTATGAAGAAATATATCACGTTAAGGTCGATCAGATAGCTTTGATGTATACCTGTGAAGACGGCACAACACAAAATTTTTACGCAGATCCAGATGATTATAAAGAAAAGTTGACTGATTTAGTCAAGTATTTTGTAGAGAATGAAAAGAGATTAATAGATGAACGATCAGTTGAAATCATCAAAAAGTAAAAAAGACATAGGTATTTATACTGCTGATGATCTCTATGATTCTGTTATGTCACTTTATAAAGGGGAGAAACATAAGCAATTTAGCACAGGTTACGGCAATCTTGATGAGATATGGAAAATTGTAAAGCCTTGCTTTGTAGTTATCACTGGCGTTCCCAACTGTGGCAAGTCAAGTTTGACTATGGATATTCTTATGCACCAAGCAAAAAAGTATGGACACAAGTTTACAATATTTAGCCCAGAACATAGCTTAGAGATGAACGTACTCAGGCTTTGTGAGAAGTACCATCAAAAGCCATACCACAAAATGTTCAAGACGAGACTCAGCGAAGTCGAGCTTGGAGAGGCAATAGTCTTTGTGGCAAAACATTTCTTCTTCATAGATCGTTACGGATCTCAGCCAGATATAAACTGGATAGTAGAGAGAGCCAAAATGTGCAAGGACAAGTATGATATCTTTGGACTGGTCATAGATCCATACAACGAAATAGATCCAATGCGAAGTTCAAATCTGCGAGAAGACGAACACATATCTGTAGTTATATCTAAAATAAAAAGATTCAACAGAGAGACAGACACTATGTCTATACTGATAGCCCATCCTAACAAACAGATAAGAAATGCGGAAGGTAAGTTTGTTTGTGATAGTTTATATTCTATCAGTGGATCAGCGCACTTCTACAACAAGACAGATGTGGGTATTATTATATCTAGAGATGCAGATAAAGAAATGACTACAGTAGCAGTCAGGAAAGTAAGAGAGATTGACGTGTATGGTCAGATAGGTGAGTGTATATTGAAATATAGTACCAGAAGTAGATGTTTTCATACAGAAGGAGACTTTGCTCAAAGATTCGGTACACGAAAAAAGAGTTTTTTCAATGATAAATCAAGTTAAATGGTTTTCAGCTATAGTGTTAAGTATTGGATTAGTTCTTACATCTGCAAACATTTACCCTCAAAATCTATATGTTCAGATAGTAGGGATCACTGGATGGCTATACGCTGGTATACTTACTGAGGATAAGCCATTGATTTATATAAACTTTGTTGGATTGATTATACTGTTGGCTGGGATATGGTATTCTTGGAATATGTAACACTTGCACTCTATAAAAGAAGTTGAGTTCAAATAATGAAAAAAATACTTAGAGATCAGCAAACTGCAAAAGAAGTATACAGAATGTCTGCTATTGGTGTTCCACAAGATCAGATAGCAGTAAAGATCGGTATGTGTAAAAACTCAATGATTAAAATTTATAGAGATGAGCTTGATCTCGGCATGGCAGAGGCTAACGAGATGATATGTGAGAGACTGTTCAAAATAGCAACAGAAGGTGATGATAAAGTTTCTTTGACTGCTTGTATTTTCTGGGTAAAATCAAGAATGGGATGGAAGGAAACTAATGTAGAAGAGGTACGAGATTTCGCAAAAGAAGATGAAAGTGTTAGAAGACTACTGGCAAGAATACGAGAAACTGAGTTCACCTCTGAGCAAGATAACATTTCAAACACTTCTAAAGTGGTACTCGAAGGCGAGAGCAAAGCAGAAGATTAATTTTCAAGACAAGTACAATATACATCTTTTCGTATGTGGTCGAGGCTTTGGTAAGACACAACTTGGTAGTATGGCGGTCATAGAACACTGTCTTATGAACTCTAATGCAACTTGTGGTGTAGTAGCACCAACACATCAGGATCTTAGGAAAGTAGTATTCAATGGTGACTCAGGTATCATCAACCAGATACATCCAGAACTGTTATCAGCAGAAGGTTACAATAAGTCTTACAACGAGATAACATTTTACAACGGATCAAAGATACTTGGTTTCCCAGCAGAGAGCGGTGATCGTATTCGTGGTAGTAACCTTAGCTTTGCATGGTGTGATGAGCTTGGTAGTTTCAGAGACACAGTAGCGTTTGACAACTTACTACTTGCACTACGACAGGGTAAGAATCCAAAGTGTATAATTACAACAACACCTAGACCGACACAACTTATCAAATCACTTGTAGAGAGAAGTGATGTAGAAGTAATTAGAGGATCAACTTATGAGAACATTGACAATTTAGCAAAGTCATCAGTAGAAATGTATAGAGAAACACTAGAAGGCACAAGGCTAGGACGACAAGAACTATACGGAGAGATCCTTGAAGACACAGAGGGCGCTTTATTCAAGTACAGTCAGATAGAAGAGAACAGAATAAAAGTTGCACCTAACTTACAAAGAGTTGTAGTAGCAATAGATCCAGCTATGACATCAACAGGTGATGAGACAGGTATCGTTGTCGCTGGTCGTGGATCAGATAATCGTTTCTATATTCTGCAAGACGCAACTATGAGATCGTCACCAGATCAGTGGATAGAAAAAGCTATCAGTTTGTACCATACACATAATGCTGATAGAATAATTGCAGAAGTGAACAATGGTGGTGATCTTATTGAGCGTTTACTAAGAACAAGAGATGTAAATGTTCCTTACAAAAGTGTACGAGCAACAAGAGGTAAGGTAACAAGAGCAGAGCCAGTCAGTAGTTTTTACGAGAGAGGTATGGTCAGTCATGTTGGAATATTCAAAGAATTAGAATCTCAAATGTGTTCTTTTACTGGAAATAATGTAAAATCTCAACATGATGATAGAGTAGACGCTTTAGTGTGGGCTATTACAAGTCTTCAATCTAGTGGTCAAGCAGTGTATAGGATAACTTAATGGGTATATTAGATATATTTTTCAAACAAAAGAAACAAGATCAAAAGCTAGATAGAAAAGACGCACCTAGAATAATGATCAACAAACTAGGCGCATACAACAAAATGTCCAACAAGAAGTATAGTTCTTATGCAGACGAAGGCTACAATCAAAACGCAATAGTCCATAGATCAGTAGACATCATCAGTATCAATGCCTCATCAGTCAAGCTAGATGTATTTGATGATGATATTAAACTAGACAATCACGAACTTATAACACTCTTAGACAGACCAAACCCATTACAATCAGGACAAGAATTTTTTACAAGTCTATTCTCATATCTAATGATATCAGGTAATACTTATATACTCAGAGACGCAGATGATCTAAGACCACCAAGAGAGTTGTATCTATTACGACCAGATCGTATACAAATCAAAGCTGGTGAGACAATCATACCAAGTTCTTATGACTATGTAGTAGACGGCAAGACACTCAAAAGCTATCCTGTAGATCAGACAACAGGACAATCACAACTAAAACAGATCAAACTATTCAACCCAGTAGATGACTACTACGGATGTAGCCCTATGATGTCAAGTGCATACAATATTGATCAGCACAACTTAGCTGGCATACACAATGTAGCTTTACTTAAAAATGGTGCTACACCATCAGGTATGTTGAAGTTCAATCCAAGAGATGAGGCTGGTGAGAGTACAACACTGACAGATGATCAAAGAGCAAGACTGCTAGAAGACTTAGAGTTCAGGTTTCAAGGATCACACAACTCAGGTAGACCACTACTGTTAGAAGGTGACTTCGACTATACACAAATGGGATTATCACCAAAAGACATGGACTTCTTAGAACTGTCTAATATGAGTGCTAGAGAGATAGCGTTATCGTTTGGTGTACCAGCGCAACTTATCGGTATTCCAGACGCACAAACTTATAGCAACATGGAAACTGCAAAACTATCTTTGTATGAAGAGACAATCATACCACTGTTACAAAGAGTAGAATCAGATCTGAATGAGTTTCTTGCACCACTGTATGACGGCAACATAAGAGTACAGTATGACATAGACTCTATACCAGCTATGGCTGAGAAGAGAAGACAAATTTATGAAAATGTAGTAGGTGGTGTTCAGGCTGGTATTCTTACAAGAAACGAGGCTAGAGAGAGGCTTGGACTAGAGAACGTCAGTGGTGGTGATGAATTGTATATACCATCTAACTTATTCCCTATCGGTGAGACACAAGAGAGCAGTCAGGACAATGCAAAACCTGTAGATGTAGATGGCGCAGAAAAAGATTTCAATGAGATGTATGGAGAAAAAGCTAGGGTAGATGTGGACACTTATACAACAGAAGAAGAGGCTGAACGCAGAGCAGATCAAATAGGATGTGCTGGCACACACAGTCACTCAATAGATGGTCAAACAGTTTATATGCCATGCAGAACACATGGTGAATACGAGGCAAGGCTATCAGGTAGATATCAAGAAGAAGACAAGCAAACAAACTTCCCACAGTCAGGAGATGATAAAAAGATATCACTTAGAAACAGTAACTTCCCATTGTTTGAT